AATACGCCAGGCGGGGCGTCGGACGACCTGCCTGCGCGCGATTCTTAAGACCGGCCTGTGGATAACTCTGTGGATAACCTGTGGACAACCTGTGGATAACTCACGCACTGGCGATGCACACGCGCTCGAGCACCGATGCGCACACGCGCGCGCGGCGCAAGTGCTTGATTCGCAAAGGGTTGCGGGGCGTAGTGCGTATAATGCCCATTATGTTAACTCGGGCCCCTTTTGACCGCCCTGCGGACAATCCCCCCCTCTTCGACGGCGGGGGGCGCGTAAGTGCCTGATTCCACTAGGGGCAGCGCGGCGGGCGATTCCGGCCGGCCGCGAGACCCCCCCCGGCGGGTGGCCCCTGGCGGGGGGTCGGCGTTTGCGTAACCCCACACGGACCGTATGAAAAATTCTGAGAACCCGTACTTCGCCTTCGTCAAGCGCTACCACGCGGCCCCTGTGGCCTTCGTGGAGGAAGTCCTAGGCGTCACCCCCGACCCGTGGCAGCGCACGCTCCTGGGGCTTCTGGCTGCGGGAGAGCGCAAGATCAGCGTCCGCTCCGGCCACGGCACGGGCAAGTCCACGGTCGCCTCGTGGGCGATGCTCTGGTACATGCTCACGCGCGTGCCGGTCAAGGTCGTGGTCACGGCTCCGACGGCCTCGCAGTTGTTCGACGCCCTCTTCGGCGAGTGTCGCCGCTGGGCCAAGCTCTTGCCGCCGGCGGTGGGTGAACTGCTCGAGATCAAGAGCGACCGCATCGAGTTGAAGGCGAGCCCGGAGGAGGCGTTCATCTCGGCCCGCACCAGCCGCGCGGAGCAGCCGGACGCCTTGCAGGGCATCCACGCCGAGTTCGTGCTGTTGGTGGTGGACGAGGCCCCGGGCGTGAGCGAGGCCGTGTTCGAGTCTGCGGGTGGCTCGATGTCGGGCCACAGCGCGACGACGCTGCTGCTTGGGAACCCTACCCGGACGCAGGGGTATTTCTACGACACCTTCCACCGGCTGTCTGGCGAGTGGAAGAACCTGCATGTGAGCTGCCTAGACTCGCCGCGGGTGTCGCCCGAGTATGTGGCGGAGATGTCGAGCCGGTACGGGGAGGGGAGCAACGCCTACCGGGTGCGCGTCTTGGGCGAGTTCCCGGTGGCGGACGATGACACGCTGATCGGGCTGGAGCTCGCGCAGTCGGCGGTGGACCGGGATGTGGTGCAGAACCCCGGCGCGCCGGTGCTGTGGGGCCTCGACGTGGCGCGTTTCGGCGCGGACTCCTCGGCCTTGTGCAAGCGCCAGGCGAACGTGGTCGTGGCGCCGGTGAAGACGTGGAAGGGGCTGGACCTGATGTCGCTGACGGGCGCGGTGATGCACGAGTGGGAGTGCACCGACCACCGGGACCGTCCGGCGGAGATTCTGGTGGACAGCATCGGGCTGGGCGCGGGCGTGGTGGACCGGCTGCGGGAGTTGAAGCTGCCGGCGCGTGGGATCAACGTGGGCGAGTCGCCGGCCTTCAAGGGGCAGTACGCGAACCTGCGTGCGGAGCTCTGGGGCAAGGCGAAGGCGTGGCTGGAGGCGAAGAACTGCAAGCTGCCGCGGGACGAGCGCTTGGTGAATGAGCTATCCTCGCCGCGCTACTCGTTCATGTCGAACGGGAAGTTGCGCCTTGAGGGCAAGGACGACATGAAGCGCCGTGGGTTGGCGTCGCCTGACGTGGCGGATGCCTTCGTGCTGACGTTCGCGTCGGAGGCGGCGACGGGTGGTGGTGCGTATGCGCCGACGTGGCAGAAGGCGGTGAAGCGGCAGATCCGGGGAGTGGTATGAACTGGCGTGATTTCTTTCTGGTGGACCCGTACTCGGGTGCGAAGTTGGTCGAGCATGACTTGCAGGGCTGGGGGTCGGATGACCCGATGTTCGAGCAGGTCTTGGGGGCGGTGCGCCCCTCGACCATCATCGAGGTGGGCTCGTGGAAGGGGCGTTCGGCGGCGAACATGATGGCGATCTGCAAGCGGCTGGGGCTCGACGCGCGGTTGCTGTGCATCGACACTTGGCTCGGGTCGCATGAGAACTATGCGCGGCACGATGGGGACAATCGGTGGCTGCATGAGGCGCTGCGGCTGCAGGCGGGGTATCCGCGGCTGCACGAGTTGTTTTTGTCGAACATGATGCACTTGGGGTTGACGGAGCGCGTGACCCCCCTCCCCCTGCCGGCGACGATCGCGGCGCGGGTGGTGGCTGAAAAAAATGTCGTAGCGGACGTGATCTACATCGACGGCTCGCACGACTATGAGGATTGCAAGGCTGACCTTGCAAATTACTGGCCGCTGTTGCGCCAGGGTGGGATTCTGTTCGGGGACGACTACCAGGCGTGGCCCGGTGTGACGCGCGCGGTGGATGAGTTCTGCGATGCGCACGGGTTGCACCGTGTGGCGGTGCGCCGCTCGGGCAAGTTCGCCTTCGGCAAGGGGCGCGGGGTGGAGGGCATCGAGTGAAGTACTACTGCATCACGCTCTCCGAGACGCCCGAGCGCACCGAGCACGCCCGCGCGCAGGCCGCGAAGGCCGGCATCGAGTTGGATTTCATCTACGGCATTTTCGGCAAGACGATGCAGGTGAAGTCCGAGATTCCGATGCACTCGGATTACTTTGTGACGCGCGGCGCGACCTGTCTCGTGCTCTCGTGGCACATCGCGTGGCAGATTGCGTGGCGCGAAGGGCATGAGGAGTTCGTGATCTTCGAGGACGACTTCATCCTGCCGGACAACTTCGCCGAGCGCTGGGCTGCGATACGCGCCGAGGTGCCGGAGTGGTGCGACCTTGTGTACTTGAACTCGTGCTGCACGGACCAGAAGCCGGCCAACAAGGAGTCGGCAAACCTGTACGAGATCAAGTACCCGCTCTGCACGGCCGCCATCTGGCACCGCCGGCGCGCGATCCCGACGCTGCAGATGTACACGAAACCCGCGAACACGCCGGTGGACATCCTGCTCGAGTGGTACGCGCTGCCGCACCTGCGGGTGTTGACGGCGGTCCCGCCATTGGTCTCCCAGGCGACGCAAGATCTTGCGGTGCCGATGCCCTCGACCATCCACATGTGAGGTATCCGTGAATGCTAAAGCCAAGCGACGTGGCGCGGTTCCAGCGCCGGCTCGACAAGAAGGGCCCCGAGAAGCCGGAGCCGCCGAAGGGTGGCGGGAAGGGTGCGCCGCCGCCGCCCTCCGGGAAGAAGGCGGCCTGATACTCGGCGAGCGGCTGCCGGCGGGGCGCTTCGTGCGCCTCGAGGTGCCGTGCGCGCCGATGCTGCCGTGTAACCCGTCGGTGGCGGTCGGCCCGGGCGGGGAGCTGCGGTGCCTCATCCGCGCCGTGAACTACGAGCTCGGCGAGACGGACGGGATCTGGTTCCGTGACGACCCGGGGCCGGATACGGTCAACTACATCGCCGACATCGGCGACGATCTGGCGCTCGGCCGGGTCGAGCGCGTGGACGATGCCTCGCAGCGGATCTCGCGGCTGCCGTGCCGTGACGGCCTCGAGGACGGGCGGCTGTTCTGGTACCGCGGCCGGTGGCGCTTCACGGCCTCTGGGCTGCACCACGGCCCTCGGGTGCGCACGACGATGGCGCTCTGCGCCTTGGACGGGTGTCTGGTCGATGAGCTCGAGTTCCTGCATAGCCCGCACGCGCGGGAGATGGAGAAGAACTGGATGCCGCGCGCCGACGGCGACCGGCTCTCGTTCGTGTACTCGCACCACCCGGCCGAGTCGTACCAGCTCCTGCCGGCGCGGGAGAAGCTCTGCTTCGAGTCGTTCCCCGACCTTGGCGGCTGGTCCGGCGGCTCGCAAATCATCCGCCACGGCGACGCCTGGCTTGGGGTGGTGCACCAGCGGCGCAAGGAGCGCGGGCGGGTGTACTACGCGCACCGCTTCGTGCGCTACGACGACAAGTTGATGCCAACGCACGCCGGGCGGGAGTTCTACTTTCGAGGCGTGCAGGTTGAGTTCTGCGCCGGGCTTGCGGAGCACGGCGGCGGCTTCGTGCTCTCGTTCGGGGTGAAGGACCGGGAGGCGTGGCTGGTGCGGCTGACGCCTGCGGAGGTTGGCGCCCTTTTGGCCTGACAATGGGAATAGGCTAGAACCGGCACGGGTGGCGATTCCATGTATGGCGAAAACGGGTCGATGATCGAGCAGAGCGAGGAGGCCGTCGGGGCGCTTGAGCCGATGGACGATGCCGACCTCGAGGCGTTGGTCGGCGGCGAGCTGACGGACGCTACCTCGTTCATCGACGCGGAGTTGTCCCCGGTCCGCGCGCGCGCCATCCAGTACTACCGCGGCGAGCCCTTCGGCAACGAGGAGGAGGGGCGCTCGCAGGTCGTCTCGACCGACGTTCGGGACACCATCAACGGCATCATCCCGTCGTTGATGAAGGTCTTCTTCGGCTCGAAGAAGATCGTGCAGTTCGCGCCGCGCAACCCCGAGGACGTGGCGTCTGCCGAGCAGGCGACCGACTACATCAACCACATCTTCCAGAACGACAACAACGGTTTCTTGATCTGTCACTCGGTCTTCAAGGACGCGCTACGCGGCGCGCTTGGGATTGCGAAGTACGTCTGGGAGGAGAAGGTCGAGGTCAAGACCGAGTACTTCACCGGCCTGGACGATGCAGCGCTGACGGTGCTGCTCTCGGAGCCCGACGTGGTGGGGAGCGCCATCTCGTCGATGGATGACCCTTCGTACCAGCCGCCGGTGGACCCGATGACGGGTGCGCCTGTGGTGGACCCTGCGACGGGCTTGCCGCCGCCGGCGCCGCAGATCTACTCGGTCGAGCTCAAGCGCGAGTCCAAGAATGGCCGGGTGCGCATCGAGGCCATCCCGCCCGAGGAGTTCCTGATCGACCGCCGCGCGCGCTCTGTCGAGGATGCGACGCTGGTCGCGCACCGGCGCATGATGCGCGTCTCTGACCTTGTGGCGCTCGGCTACGACAAGGATGAGGTCGAGGCGCAGATGGGCGCCTATGAACTCGACACGAACGACGAGTACTTGGCGCGCAACCCGTATGCGCAGTCTTATGGCCCGGGCGGCACGCAGGACGACAAGCGGGTGCTCTACTGCGAGGCGTACATCCGGGTCGATTACGACCGGGACGGCATCTCGGAGCTGCGCAAGATCTGCACCATCGGGCCGTCGTACAAGATGGTGATGAACGAGCCGTGCTCTCACTCGCCGTTCGCGCTTTTCTGCCCGGACCCGGAGCCGCATGCGCTCATCGGGCTCTCGATGTTCGACATGACGGCCGACTTGCAGAAGATCAAGTCGGCGATCATGCGCAACATGCTCGACTCGCTGTCGCTTGCCATCCACCCGCGGGTGGGCGTGGTCGAGGGGCAGGTCAACATGGACGACGTGCTGAACACCGAGGTGGGCGGCGTCATCCGTATGCGTCAGGCCGGGGCGGTGCAGCCGTTCGCCGTGCCGTTCGTCGGCCAGGCCGCCTTCCCGATGCTGGGCTACCTCGACGAGGTACGCGAGACCCGCACCGGCATGAGCAAGGCCTCGATGGGCCTCGACGCCGACGCA